TGATTAGTGCTTTTAGTTCGGATTTTTTCATATGTTATTTCAGGTTTTTAAGTTCCTTAATTAATTCATAGCTCAACAACATTGCCATGATCTGATTTTCCTTCACCAACGTTCCTTTGGTAATCTTGTCCAATTGATTTAGTGTTTCATCAAGCTTGATCTTGATGACATCATTATCAACCCTGTTCTTTAGTTCTATAATCTGCGCACGAACTAATGGAACTTCGGCATTAATATATTCACGAAGTGAATTGGTGTTGCTTACATTGTTGATATATTCGCGTATAAGAACCTTCTGCCTTTCATCCAGTCCCTTGTACTTTTCATTGAATGAATCAACAAGCAACTTATAAGCAAGCAAACGAACATCTTCATTTTGCTGCTGATATACCTTGATAAGATCCTTCTTTTCATCTTCGCTTACAAGACGAGTAGGAATCTTGTTTGATATAATGCTTTCAACAATGCAACTGCGAGCCTGAAATATTTCACGAGGATCACACGCAACTTCGTTCACATTTTCATCAAACACCTTGTATATGCTGGCAAGGAGTTTGTAATTATTGATGCTGCCTTTTAAAAAGTCTTCGATTGGGTAATTTTCACTGATCTCTTTCACCAAATTGTATTTTTGAAGATTAAGTGTTTTTTCATCAAGCTTTTTTCTGGTGCGCAATATTGTTTCAAGAAGTCTATCAGCCGATGATGTGTCCTTTGCTTTTTCTTCCAAAATGATTCTATACAATCTATTTTCTTTACCAAGCTCTGTTGATTCGCTGAAATATTTGCGAAGAATACCATTTGCCTTGGAATCCTCTTGACCGTTAAGAATGTCGGCGGTGACTTGACGCACCAACAATTCGAATAGTATTCCAGCATTCTTATACTTAGAGTGTTTCAGCTTCTTCATACAATTTTATTATTTATAAATATGAGCATGGATGATAAAAACTCAAATTTTAGAGTGGTTTATCCTCTTCAATGATATTAGATTCATCCATTATTGATTTTTCCTCCATAAGCACCTTTTTTTGCTTATTGATATGTTTGTTCTTCAAGGAGTTTTTTATATTCTTCAAGTCTTCTTCCAAAGATAATCCAGTGCTTCTGTATATATGACGAGTTCTGCGTTCTGTTTTTGATTTTTCTTTGTTCTCTTTATTGCCAAGAGGGTCTTCTCCAAAGTTCTTGGTATGAGAAGATGTATATTTTTCCTTGTTTCCTGTTTGATCTCGGTTGCCGCGTTCACGATCTTTTCTTGTTTCTTCATCAATAATATCTTCGTCGGCTCGCTTTTCTTCTTCAAGTGGTGGCAATTCAGTACCCGCTTCTCCACCAGCTTCACCACCCCCAAGTTCAGGTACAGCACCTTCTCCTCCACCACCAAGTTCAGGTGCCGCGCCTTCACCTCCTCCACCCCGTCCACCACTTGCAAATGCAGGATCGCTGCCCTCATCAGTAATTTGTTGCAATCTCCATTCTTCTTTTTTGTCTCCAACAACTTCATTTTGCAATGTTTCAATGTCTGCGTCAGACATGTTGAATATATTGTTGTACATCCAAGTCTTACTGAACATATTGCTTTCTTTCATATCAGCCGCAAGATTGACTTTGGTTTGCCAAATTTCCAACTTCTCCTGTTCAAAAATTGTGCTTGGATTGCTTAGTTCCAATTCAAAGTCAACAAGAGATGCATCTTGGTATCCTTGTACATACAAGTGAACAATAGCAATCTTTGTTAGCTCTGAAATAAGAATACGCTGAATACGTCCGATAGTACGAGCAAATCTTACATCTTCAGCGGCAAGTGTTGCTTTTCCACTTAGTCCTTCTTCATATCCAAGAAATGCCTTTGGAATCTTGAGCGCTGCCATCATCTTGTTTCTAATATACTCAAGATCGTCTATTCCAGTAAATTCCATTCCCGGTAATGTATCAATCTTTGTTCCACTGTCACTGCCACGCACAGGCAGGTAAAAATCCTCAATCATGTTGTTCAGATTGAATCTAAGATTATAATCACCGGTCTTTTCATCAATATATGGAACTTTCTTCACTTGATTGATGATTTTCGCCATTGCTGTGTCAATGTCTGCGGGAGGAATATTACCAACATCTATGGAGAATATTCTCTTTTCAGGAGCACGCATGATACGATGAATTAACATAGCATCTTCCATCAAGCTCAATTGCTTCCATACACGGCGTGCTGGTTCTACCATCGATTTTCCATATGGTAGAAAATTGCTATCGCTCAAAAGTCTGAAGTGTGCAATTTCAAAATTTTCATATTCCATACCGCCACCAATACCATCATGTTGATATTTTACATAATTGATGTTCTTTGGATCGCTACCTTCTATGCGTGTAATTTCATATGGACTGATTGGATGAACAAGATATACGCCGTATTCTGGTGATATTTCCAAACGCAAAAAGAAATCTCCATACTTGCACATGTTGCGCGTCCAACTCCACATATTGAATTCAACATTCATTATGTCATAAAACAAATTATGTAGAATGCGCTTTATGTTTTCATTTTTTGAATTGATGGTAAGAACATTGCCAAATTCACTTGGCACAAGACATTCATCGGAGTATATGTCAAGTGCGCTTGCAATAATAGGATCCATGTCCATTACATCATAATCTCTAAACAATTCAAGGCGACTTGATTGATACGCCATGCTCAAGTCACGGTTATGAAGATTATATGTTGAACTTCTTAGACGATTAAAACGGTCGCGCAAACTGTTTCTATCTGTTGCGTATTGTATTTCATCCGTATCTACAACCTTGATTTTCTTTCCGCCCACATTACGAACAATAACGTCCGTAGAGAACATCTTCTTCAGTCTGCTAAATAAGTCTTTTTGATCAGCCATAAGTATTATATATATATGAGCGCCTAAAGTATAAATATATACTCATGGGATTTTTATAAGATAATCATTTTAATAACCACGTTAAATCAATTGGTTGTTTACTTGACCCATGTCCTCCAACTTTCATTTGCCACGGGTTTGGTTGCGTTCCAAATGGATTTGTATTTCTATACAAGGATTGCATATTGCTTTTTACTTGATCGCTTGAAGTTGATCCGATTTTATCGAGTATTGTTTTTGTTATAGTTTCTGAATCTTTTCTTAATCTTAGCGCAACATCTCTTATCCAAAGTCCAATTCCCAACGACATAACAAGATCGTCGTTATATCCTTCCATTGCTTCTGCTTTTGATGATATGGCACCACTCTTCCATATAAAAACCTGTAATTCTTCGACCAATCTTTTGCTATGTACAATAACTTCCTTGTTTCTGAAATAGCTTTCAAGTTTTGATATCAGAAGCGGTCTGGATTTATTTGACGTAGTAAATCCCGGAGTCATTTTCTTCTCCTGCGCATTCAGCTTATTACTAATTTGATTTTCAACATCAACATATTGAAGATCTGATGAACTATAAAACAAATTCGGGTAGCTATTATCCAATACTTCCTGAATAACTGCCCAACCAACATTGGCATTTTCTATTACAAGCAGCGCGTTGTTGTATTCTGTTGCCATTGTTATTAATGCACGAGCATATTCTTTGGTTGGCAATTTTCCTTTATATTCCGCGACTTGCTCCATTGTTTCTATGTCCAATATTTGTGCTGCGCTATAATCCGATGCATCTCCACGCGCAACGTCGGCGCTGACCATATACGATTTTCCAGCTTCTGGGTATTTGAATATCCAATATCCTTTGTCCATTCCGCGTTTTTCAATTGGGTCCGTCACTTGATTCTTGCTATACCATTCAAGAATTGGAATTTCAATTACAGTATTACCAGATGTACTGAATTCACAATCACATTCCTGCGCTGCGCCTCTTTCTCCAGAAAGCTTTGTCTGCTCATCTCTCCATTTTTTATCTCGTTCTGGATGAAGATGCCAAGGCAGACTGATTCTGTTCATGCTATTCAGTCCTTCTGCCGACTCTGTCCACATCTTATGAAACCAATTACCAACACCGTTTGGAGTGGATAGAATGATTGCTTTACCACCAGTAGACAGTGTGTATTGAGAAGACAGCCAGATTTCTTCAATGTTGTCAATAAATGCAGCTTCGTCAACCACTAGCAACGACAAAGCAGACGAACGACCAGCCGTACCAGCACTTGACGCTGCCTTGATTTCGGAACCATTCTTTAGTTTCAACGACAGACGGTTGTCTTCTACGGCGGGAACCTTCAACCAACTTGGTAGATTGTCATTTGCAAATCTTACCTTGGTAACAATCGCCTTGGACGTTTCCTGTGTAATGCTCAGACACAATATTGATTTTGCGTTGTGAAAAGTCATCAGCCAAATACTATATCCTGCTACCAATGTTGTAATTCCCATTTGGCGGCTTTTCAAAATGATGTTCTGATTGTGTTTTACAAAGTCTTCAAGCGCGTTGTCCTGAAAAGGATATGTCATGAATGGCAATGTACCACGTGTAGGATGTTGAATCTTCACATACTTCTTCATGAAGTAGATTGGATCCTTGGCGCACTTGATGTATTCTTCTCTGATTACATCCTTGAGATTTTTAGTTGTCGCCATAATAATTTAAGAATTTATATCTTCTGCTGAATGGATCAGAGCGCCCGATATAAACAATATTTGAAATACTATCGCTTACACTTTTTCTGAATTGTTTGGCGGACACATCAAGAATTTTTCCCTCTATTTCTACCCAATCATGATTTACTTCATATTCATCCTGCCCATCCCAACAATCACAATCCATATATTGTTCTGCATCTGGTTCATCTAACGTAAAATTTCCAACAACGTGTTTTGCATTTACTCCTCTGCTTTTCAGTTCGTTGGTAAGATCTTTGGCAATAATTTCACACGCACCCTTGGTATTTGGGTACTTCGTTGAAACTCTTTCGGCTATAGCCAATATGACATCAGCTTGGGGCAATAGCTTTGTCAATTTCTGCATTTACTTTATTCAACTCCTTTTCTGCCGACTTTATCTTTTTTAGACAAGTCACAAAATCTTTTTTGACATTTTCAAGCAATTCTCCTCTTGCTTCATTGCTCCATTCTTCAACCATTCCAGTGGAGTTTGCCCATGTAAGAGTTTTTGAATCTTCACTTTCAAGATAATCCTTGCTCTCCTTGAGTTTTTGACGGACATCGCTTAGATATGACAATTCATTCTCGATGAGTTTTTTAGTTTCATACAGCTTGTATTTACCTTTCAACTTCAATTGTGTTTCTTCTTCGACAACACAATCAAGACATTTCTTGGTACGATAATACATTTTGCGATCTTGTCTGGTCCCCCATCTTATTTCTTTATTGCAGCATTCGCATTTTTGATTCATTTCTTCACGAATGATGTCTGAAACTCTAGTGACCGCAACAGCACCGTAATCTTTTTGCTCCCATTCTTTACCTCTGGCGTCGGTCCAACGCTCACCAACTTTTCTGATGATATATTTGTCCATATCACCGCGATAACCAACTTGTATCACAGGGCGCTCGCCGTTCAAATAGTCGCTGACAATATCTATATTTTTCTTCATATTATGTAACCTTTAAGATATATATGCGGCAAAGTTCATAATACAATACCGCGCAGTTTATTATATGGATATTCCAAGAGTATCTTTAGCCGCTTTTTGTATTGGGGCATATTCTTTTGGATCTAAGCCAGATTGAATAAATCCTTCCTTGGCACGTTCGAGTGCTTTGACTTGAACATCCTTTGGAAGAGTCTTCATAAGATTGAGTAAGCCTACATAGCTTCTGAAATTTACCAGATCATTACCCGACGGCTTGCGCTTAAAAATAAGCTCAAATACTTTTGATACGTTGTTTATGCGATCCTCTGGCTTACTTTCGCTGGTTGGAATATCTGTATAAACATCAACCTTGCCGCCTTGATAATCCATGTTCTTTGCAACGAGGCGATATGCTTTGCGAACACCTTGGAATCCAGAACCACTTGTGTTTAAAGTATATGCAGCTGGAAGAGAATGTGTTGCATTGACGGATACCACACTCTTACCTTTTGCATCAACCAGCCCCTTCAATTGTCCAGCTTCTATTTTTGCAGCGGTTACGTTTGTAACATAAACTGCATTTGGAAGAGCCGTAGCGGCACGGGTTAGACCGCGCAGCAATATTGCTCCAGCCAATCCTTTGATTCCTTGTTCCAAATCCTGATATGGAGAGTCTTTAATGAACTTGATCCATTCGCTTGGCTTTTCATAACCCTGCGGGTCCAATACCATCTCGTCTCCTTCGAAATCAATTTGTACCACTTGCTTTACTGGAACATAGTACCACAATGTCACTGTTTGACCAGCCAATGCACGTTGACTCTTTGTGCGACCAACATAGTGAAAATTCTTGCTGACTTTGTTTTGTGGAGTTGGCTTCCAATCAACTTTTTTGTCATCAATGCTATCCAAATATGCTTCCATAGCATCCAACTTTTCTTTTGGAACAATAATATCGATGTCGCCAAATGACGATTTGTATTTTGAAAGATCCTTGTACTTTTCATCTCCACTCATCAAATATTGCGAGCTTCCATTAAACACAAATCCATTTTCAATATATGGGCTGTTTTTCTTCCAAAAACCTACTTTACTGTTAAGCGTCTGAACAAGATCCTTTACATCGGACGATACCACATTCTTAATGTCTTTGCCGGTTGGATCAACAATTTTTAATTTGGTTGTTGCTTGCGCAAGATTGCCATCCACCATCTTTGGTGTCTTTTCGTCAACCGATGCAACGCTTTGACCGGATTCGAGTAACAAAACATAATGTTCTCTGATAATCTGTTTTGCGAGTTGTATTCCTATGTCTGCATCTTTTTTTATTTTGTCTATTGTTCTCATAGCGCTTGGAGTTTGAGCTTTTTCAAGTTTTTTTGCTGTTTTGGCACGTTCCATCATATAGATGTATGTGTTTCTTACTCTGTTGATAAATTGCTGTCTGCTGTTAATAACTTCACCGTCTTTGGATATTATTACACCGGCATCGAATATTCCGTTTGCATCAAACGCATTTGCCAACGCCACGACTGTCTCGCATTTCCTTTTCAAGGATGGGTCATTTATATCAAGACCCATGTGACCAGATAAAGCTGATACATTTGGGTTCTGTACGCCAGCCTTATTGCCGTAGAATCTTACGATCTCTGCAAATACTTCATTTGGCTTGAAGAACTTTTGTACAGCGTTCTTCTTTGTTATGGCAGGAACTACGCTGCCGTCAACCGTATTGACATACGGGTTCGTACTTGATCCAAGTACAACATTCAATGTATCACTCAATGCACTCAGCATCATCCCAGTAACAAATCCTTTTAATCCTTTTTCTGGAGTTGTTCTTACACTTGTCCAATCAGCCGAGACTGTGTACGACAATACCAAGTCTACTTGTATCTTTTTACCGTATATGTTGAATATCAGATATCCAATACCAAAATCTGAATCGTTTGTTGCGTCGTGAATATAGCTTGGCTTTTTTGTTTTTACAAATTCTCTGATCTTTTCACCGAATAGTTTATTGGCTTCTAGTTGATATTTTCTCTCATTACTTTCAACTGGCAATACCATCTGCATATCCACATCACCATAAACTGCGTCTGGTTTGTTTAAATCATCTTTGTAGTACTTTCCGCTACCCGTCGGACCCTTGGTCTTTAGCTCCGATAACCCAGACCACGCATTGAACTCACTCAAAAACTTGTTCATGTCTTCAACAATTTTTGCAACAATCTTCGGCGTAACTTCCCACTCTTGTGTTTCTGGATTTCTCCACCCACCTTCATCCAATAGCTCGCTTGCCACTTTATTGATAACTTCCTGAGCAAGTAATGCGTATGGATTATCTTCTTTTATATCAGATGGTCTACGGGCAGACAGTATATTCCATATTTGCTCTTTGTCCTTGGTTGATACAGGAGGCAAATACTTTATGAAAGATGCTTTGTCATTGTTCTGCAAAAACTCTCTCATCTTTGTTCCGCTGACATTGACTGTACTTGTTCTTTCGACGCCAACCTTATTGATCTTATTTGCTTTCAACAATTCTGGATACTTGTTGAGATCTTCCTGTTTGAAGTTTGTTTCAACGTCTTCTTTGTCTGAATACAGGTTGATAACAGGTACACTTGCCGCATCTTGAGATAGTCTTTGCTCAAACCAACCAATTTCATGCATTACTGCTCTGAGAGGAGAATCAACAAATTTTACTTTTACATTCTTTGGCAATGAAGGAATGAACATGTCACTCCATATCTGCACAAAATCATCGCCATATATCGGAAATTCTCCTTTACGCATACGGTCAATTGTTGATGTATAGACCACAACATTATCATTTTCATTTGCCGCCCTTTCAATCAGTTTCCAATGTCCAATGTGCAATGGTTTACCAGCAATGGGAAGCAGTGCAATACTTTTTGTTTTCGCACCAAGCAACTCCTGTTTTGAAGTCATAAGACGAACGGTATCGTGAATATCGTCCTTGATCTGTACTAGGTTCTTTTTGTTTCCCGCAATCTTCTGCAATGCATCAAAAAACTTGCTCAAGCTCTTTTCATTTTTGGCGATATAGAAGTTTGAATCTGAAATGATATCTTCTTCAGTCTTTCCTTCTGTACCAATAGTATCAAACACATTTTGAATAAGTGATCTGATCTGTTGGAAATATGCCGTGGCAGCTTCTGGGTCCAACTTATAAAGATCTTTCTTGGCACCTCTTACTTCGGCGCTATATTGATCTGCCTGAACAAGTTTATAAAATTCTCCATTATCAAGTTTCAATACCACACCTTCTGTTGTGCCACCAAGTGTTGATGGCACAGACAACATAGCATCAGAGAATTTAGTCAAGATATCTATTGGATTGTTCCAATCCGTACTTGTCATTTTTGGAGCAATTGATGGATACTTTGCTACATTTTCTTTTGTTATCTTGCCCTGAAAGAAAATAGGAAATGCACTAATTTCCAAAAGATCTGCCATTCTCTTCACACTGGCATAATCTGTAATTTCCTGTTTTGGTATAGTATTCAGTCCACCACCAACAATACGATACGACACTTCACCATAACTTCTTAAGAACATTCCACCTTTTTGAACATATGTGCGTGTGAGTGTGTCTTTGTTTTGTGCAAATTCGACACTAAACTCTGTGCTTTTTGGAATGCCGCCAATCTTGTTATTGATCTTTTCCAAATGATCAAATATCAACGCATATTGACCAATACCTACCGATGATTGAGATATATCTTTTTTACCCTGTGGAGTAAGATACGCAAATTCCTTTGGATACAATACAGTACCTTTGTATGCTACCACCCAATTTTTTGTGTAATCATTGGAATTTGTTTCATTGGTACGAACAAGAGTTAGTTTGGTACCATCAACTTTTTCTGTGACAACCATTCCTTGGCTCAATATTTCATTTGCGCGTTTTAGTCGCAAAGATTCTGTCTTAGGCTCAAAAACATGCTTTTTGAGATTTGTTATAGAAATGTCCATATGATATAAATATATATCAATGGGTTTTTATATCAACTTTTTAATCTCAGACAACACTCTTTCCACAGATATTTGAGTAGAACATTCAAAATTCTTGTTGTATGGACACCATAACCAATCGGCACGATCAAATTTGACATTAACATCGTTCCAACAGCCATTGCATACGTTTTCATTTATGATGCGGTGTGGCGTATGGAACTCATTATATGCCTTTGTAAATCCACTGATCATTACAACTGGCATATCTACAGCCCATGCCACCCATGAAAGACCAGAGCTTAATCCAATAAAGAATTTTGCACCGGCCAATTGAGCCATACGCTCTTCCAAAGTAAAATCTCCCGTCTTATCAACACAACCTTCTGGCATATAATTCATATTATCTTTGGTACCAAAACTGTTGAATCTATCTATGCACCATACTTCATATCCTTGTGACTTTAGATATTTGACTACGCCATTCCAACCAGTTTTGTTGTTCCAATATTTTGCTTGGCATGTGCTTTGCACGGCAATACATACATATTTCTTATTCTTGCTGTATTTCTTTCTATCAATGTTCAACTTTGGTTTGTATTCAATATCGGTTAGACCCAAGATGGAGTTTGCAATCGAACATAAATTCAATGTGCGCGGATCCTTTGGAATATATGGATGATAACCATTTGAATCAAAGCATCCTATCTTGTACTTGGCATAATATTCTTCGGCATAAACATCCACCGCCAAGAATTTTATGTTTGAATAATTCTTTTCAAGCAATGCACGCAGATGCTTGTTGAATATCACGCAATACATTTTGCATTGATGTTTCTTTTGAAATTCATCAACTGCTCCGATCCATGCAAGAGTATCTCCCAAACTCTCACTGTCAAATACAACCTTTACCGTGCGATTCTTTAAATCCATCGCTTCGGAATATTCCAACACTTCAATACCATCGGTGATATCAAATACTTCCACTAACCATTTATTGTAGTACTTGGTGTTTGTAGTAGCCCACATATTGTTGTATATTTCAGTTTGATATACAACCATGTTAGTAAGACCGTCTATGAATTTTACCCTATATTTCTTCTGAACTGCTCCTGATATGTCAACTTTTGCACCGTCATCAAATGTTATTTTGATTCTGTTTTTTGCCTCGGTGTATGTTATCTTTGTATTATTGTACGCAACTTCAAGCTGATTGCTGAATATGCGCTCACGATATTCACTGTACAAATTTACCAATCCATGCACTCTATTAGCGTATGAATTTTCATTTGCATTGCTCAAGGCGGTCTTTCTTAATATATCAAAGTTTTGATCGGCATATTTGATGGATGCTATGGCGGCTTCAAGTTTTCTTTCACATACTACCATTCCATTATATTCTTTTTCCTCAAAAGTTCCAACAACTGGCAGACCACATGCCATTGCCTCCAATAATGTTAGATTTGGATGTCCAGCCTCCAATTCAGAAAAATGAAGGAACAGATCGTTTTCATTGTACAAATTTACCAACCACTTCTCATTCAAGTCATACAACTTTGTAAGCTTGGAATAATTATTCAGTTCTGGGTCAAGTGTCTTGAAAAAGTTATCGTTGTTTCTTGGGCCAGCAATTGTAATTGGCAGATCCAACTCCTTTGCTGCTTGTATTGCAATTCCAAATCCTTTTCTATCCACGCTTTGGTTATATGCATATCCATTATTAGCTACACACAGCAACTTCAATGGGTTATGCCTTTGGCGATTGTTGAATGTAAAAACATCAGTGTTTACAGCATGACTGAAATATCGCAGCTTTTTGCTTCCAAAATATTCGACCAAATACTTGCACGGCGACAACGAAAATACACTGTTTTCTATGGCTTTTAAGTTTTCCTTGAAAACTGGGGAATCTTTTCCATACACATATGCATGATGATCATGAATGGTAAAAATATAAGGTACACCTTTTTCGTGAAACATGTTGGCCAAATTTGCAACATGCACATGTACAATTGTGCTATCATCGTATTGAATCTCGTTTAGGTATTTTATCTCACTGTGCACTCCAATCTTTTGTAGTTGGAGATGATAATCCCATATAATTTTTTCGATTGCGCCCCACCCATTTGGTGGAATAGGAAGTATGCCCGGATTTACATTGATTACTTTCATAGTTTTTAAGTTCTGAATCCAGCCCAAGATTCAAGATTTTTTATTTGTTGATTGTACAATAGATTGCCGTCTTGATAAACTGAAACTGCTTTTGAATTTGGAGATAGTACATTCCACACCCAACTTCCAGCCGCATGCACAGATTGTTCAATAGTTTCTCTGGTTCCATCATTCTTTTCGACATCGATTATGCGTTTTATAGGAGTATCATTGTATGAGTATGTCACCAACACATAATCGTCTCGCTTGTTAAATTCTCGGGCCACTGAATTCCAATTTCTAGCCTCATACACCTTGGTCGTGCAACCAAAGAATGTTGTTTCAAAATTGCTCACGGAAGTTTCTGTGTTCCACTTTGTGTCAAGAAAATCAACCTTCATTTCTCTACCAGTTTTTTGTAGTATTTCTTTGTCGCCATTCTTTTTTAATTGATCATACATGAATACTTCTACAATCTTGAATTCTTTGTTGCCGTAATAATCATGTAGATACTTCACATAATCATCTTCACATATTATGCGACTGATCTTCTTTAGAAAATAATCTATCTCGCAGAAGAAATAGTGAAATGAAATATCGGAAGGAGAATTTTCATAATTGTAGTATATCAATCCACGCTTATCTTCTTCAAGTACATAAGTTGGTACTCTTTTGATCCATGCTCTTGATTTTTCTCCAAATAAATCATCAACTTCAAATCTCTGAAAATGGGTATAGCCCTGCTGCTTTGCATAATGAAGAGCATTAAATAGGTTGATAAGAACGCTCAGTCCATGTTTTTGCACTGCGGTCACTATATCATGCACTTCCAACGTGGCATTTAATGCACGCCAAAAATCGACCGTGTTCTTTGTTTCATATTCCTGTTTGAATAGTTGGTTTCTACTATCATACAAGAAGAACTTAACATCTTGAATAATACTCTTGTCTACTGGAGTATTTGATACAAGCAAAGTTTCGTGGCCGTCCTCCTTCAACCATTGTATGCATTTTTGAAGTTTGACCTTTACGTTTTCATTATGAACAAATGAATCAACAATTGATATTGTTTTTAGCGTAAGATTGCTCTTTATGGCGGCGATGGTTTTTCTGTTTTTTTCATGCACTTGACCCTCGGTCATGGAAGTTATGCGTCCAGCCTTAGTTATTCTATAAATACCTGTGTAATTTTTGTCACATCTAGCTGGGCCATTCTTTAGTATTTCCGCATTAATAGTCCAATCTTCATGTAGTTCGTCATGCATCCACGGCTTTATGATATTCTTGTAATTACGAAATACCCTTCCAAATGAAATATAGTTTATAGACAACAGATCATTGAGATATATGTCTTCACGCGGTGCAGACCATACGGCTGGATCATCTTCCGTAGGATACATTGTGCCGTCATTATAAAGTAGCTTGTATCCAGAACATACCAAGGAATATTTTGGATTATTGTCCAAGAAATCAACAGCACGTTGAAGATAATTCATGTCCGTGATAAAATCATCCCCGTCCATTGTGTAAAGATATTGGCCGGATGCTTTTTCCATCATATCCTTTAGGTTCTTGGTTATTCCCTGATTTTTTGGAGACTGATGTATCGTTACCAAGCTATTTGACCCATACTTTTCATTTATGATGTTAAAGGTGCTATCTGTTGAATTATCGTCAACGATAAACACTTCCATACCGAAGTTCACATTTTGATTCAAAACCGAATCCACGGCTTGTGTTACATACTTTTCAAAGTTGTAACAGGGAATTATAACAGTTAATCTGATTGGTTTACTCATGTTTATCTGGCTGATGCGTTTAACTTATATGCACTAAGTTCGGGATTTTGTCCAGTATGAAGTGAAGTAAAATTCTTGCTCATCATGCTTTTATAACCCATATCTTTCCAACGTATGGCAAATTCAAGCTCTACACTCATTTTTTCACGGTCATATGTTGTTGAAAATTCTCCCACGGACAAAAGTTTCTTGGCATCATGCACTCCGGGTCTCAAAGAAAAATATGGCCAATTTATATAGTACATCCACCACTCTGGTCCAGTTTGCATCGCCATAGCATCGTCCATAAACAAATGATCATTTATTGGTCTATCATCAAAATATACAGTTTCCCAAAAATCTCCAATTATTCTTTTTGGTTCCATTCCTTTTGGAAAATGCTTCCAACTATGGCAATATCCAATATATGCATATTCTGGATATTTTTGCATGATATCAATTGGCTGACCAATTGTAAGCATGTTATACATACAATGATCGTCCTCAAGATGAAATACATAATCGGCATTTGACCCAATGATACATTCGCGCCAAATGTTCAACATTCTAGCATGTCTGTAATTGTCTGGAAATGTTTCACGCTCAACAAATCTAAATATAACAGGTTTGCCAATAAACTTTGTGTATGTCTCTATGGCAAAATTACGATCTTCTTGAGATGACGAGTCGTCCAAGTAATAAATTTCATCTATGACATCTTTATCTGTACAAAATACTCCAAAACTCTTGATTGCCATATGCAACAATTGCGGGCGTCTGCACGCAGTAGTTGTGAGTATAACCTTTTTTCCTTTGTACATAACTTATTTTACCTGTCTATAAATATTGGGATCGAAATAATGTTCATACCAAGATGACACATTTTCATTATAATAGTTGGCCCATCTATGTGCGCCGTATCCAATCCAACGCTCTGGTATGTCTCTATCCATTTTTGACTCAATCATTTTGGCAGACAAATTTGGCAATGTGTTTATATACTTTGCACTAGACCACCAAAAGTTCCCAGAATAATAGTTTGTAAACACTTTGTCCAAGAAAGCAAACCAAGTAACATATAATGCTCCACATACATCATGGTGGCCAATATTCAAGTCAGCTACCGCCTTTTTCCATAGCTCTATATTAAAATATTCAAGACATTCTCTCCAAGATTCTATGTTAGCATCATATTTGCGTGAAGTACCTTTGGCATGATAATATAAAACATGAGCGTTTGGATTGTTGGCGCAATAATTCTGAAGATGTATAAGTGTTGGATACTCATACATATTTTTACTGTAACGATATATCTCAATCTTCTTGTCAATATCTCTAAGTCTTATCATTGCCAAAAATGCAGAATATGACATTTCGTCCGTTGGTAATACACCATATACAATCTTGTCTGCGCGCTTGTATAAGCCAGATTCAATTAACTTTATTAATTGGTTTTGCACAATTTCCATCCAACCATTGGCGAGATAATTATGACAGAATACAGCAACGGGTATGTTTTTTAATACACCAATACCTCCCCACGATGAATAGGGCCGATTGTTGACAAATGTGTAGAATAATTGGTCTGTACGATATGAGTGAGTTTTCACCGACGAAACAAACATATACCTTTCCCAGCCATATGAATCCAACTCATTCCATAGCTTATCTACTCGGCAATTATTTGTTTCGTTTTCTTGGCTATATACAATGTCATGAAATGCCATATAACCATCATGAGCAAGAAACTGCTTATATTTCCCATAATCATTTTTCACGCCTTCATACGAATGGTCACCATCTATGAATATAAAATCGAATTTGATGCCAAGACTCTTGATATATTCCAGCATATCATTACTCTTGGAGTCGCCCAAGATATATTGATATCCAGAATACTTGGACTTTAACTTGTCAAAGTTTGGATCGTGCTTTATATCAACAGTTATAACTCTGTTAAACATTCTGCAAAATCCAACTGTAGTGCCTCCGTAATTGGAACCTATTTCCAACACCGCTCCTTTTTTGCACTTTGATTCCAACAGTTCAAGTAACTGTTTATATTCCTCTGGCTTTTGTTCAATATTGAACTCGCAGCACTCGTTCCATATGTCTGTAAATGTATTATTGTCCATAATTACTTTCTAAACCAATAGCGTTCTCCCCAACCACCATTTGCATTAAACCAAAATTTAAGCTCAAATCCAAACTGAGACAAGTGTTCTCCAATTTCTTTTTCAGTCGATCCACCGCGATACATTTCTTTTACATCAACTTCACTCTTAATTATCTTCAAGTTAGGAGAAGAAAGGAGGTTTCCACATCCTTTTAAGACCTTCAAATCACATCCTTGGCAATCTGTTACCAAATAATTAATGCTATTCCAATCAAAGTCTTTTTGTTCTCTGACCAATGTATCGATTCGCTTTGTGAGCATATATTGCTTGTCAACATATACAATATGCGACATAAGTTCTTTGTGATCTTTTCCAAAATCAAGTATGGAAGAACTTTCATCGTTGTTGGATATATTGAAAACATTTATTTGATTATCGACATCTGACAGACAATGGGAATACCAAAATTGATTTCCTCCATGCTTTGATGTTGTGTTTATCAGCCTATTCAATGTTCTGTAGTTTGCTTCAACCCAAACAATATTGCTTATGCCGCATTTGACATACTCTGTTATTTCTTCTCCATCGTGCGCACCTGCGTGAAATACTCCATTTATTCCACCCACAAGCCCAGATAAATATGTTGTTGTGATTTCAGACCATTCCATATATTATTTGGTTGCAAAAACGAACCCACCCAAGTCATGCTCCTTGGAAACAAAATTCTTGAATCCAGCACCTCTGAACAATGCTTCAAGAATTGCTACATCCTTTTCCATTGTTCTTCCGTTTCCAAGATGAAATTCAATCATAAGATTGGAGATCTTATCCAAATCCTCGCGTTGCATGCTTTCAAAGAATGAATATTCACCACCTTCAATGTCCATTTTAAACAAATCAACATGTTTGATATTATTTTCATGCAGGAATGTTTTGAATGAGACCGCCTTCACTTTATATGAATTCTGCAAGCTTCCCTGCTTTGTTGTTGCACCAATAGTGGAATTGTTATTGTCCACAAAGAATTCCAACTCGCCATCTTTATCCG